CTAAAAAGTCTCCGTTTCTATTTCTACAGTATAGAACTTATCGGACACCGAGTTCTTCACCCACGACTTAATCCAATGTTTTTTGTTATAAGCAAATATTTCAGACTTAATATTAAACTTCCGGATCTTGGATTTCAGTGCTAAAAAAGTCCATCTAAAGGTAAAATTGGTAAGTCGGTTCATAAACCAATCTTTTACTGATTCGGCAAACTCAACACCATGAAGGCCGTTTGGGTTTATAGTATGATTATCCCCATTACTATCAAGGCCATTAAAGTATACGAGCATTAGTGTGCCTGCTTCCTGAAATGCTTTTGTTGTAGTCGTAGCTCTGAATGTCGTTAAAGGAAGACAGAATCCATTTATATTAATTTCCGTAGTATCTTTAGGAACAGGTGAAACATTAAATCTATATCCATTCTCATCAAAAAATACGGAGTCAAGCTCTACACCTTCAATTTCAGGAAATTTAATATTAAAATATTTTTTATCGTTGCGGCTCCTGATCGGATCCTCAATTTCAAACTCTCTAAAATCATCAGGTTCTTTTGTTTTATCGATAATTATACGATTCATTATTACCACACCATTTTCAAAGGTAAGATCATAATTTCTCCAGTTCTTAATCATATTTATTAAATCACCAAACGTCATATCCGGAACAGCTCGTTTAAGATCGACCCGGTTAAAGTTAAAAACAAAAGGAATAGCCTCTCCGGCAGAAGTATTTTGTCTTATCGGATTAATCTTTATTTCGGCTACACCAATATTCACTCTTTCGGAATTAAAGCGGTTTTCCTTAACAATGCCATCAAATTCAAGGGTTATTTCAGGAGCCATTTCTGCAGCTGCGATGTCAATTTCTATCACTTTATCAAAATTACCCCCACCAAATACAGCTATCGAAATACCGTCCTTTTTGATAGTCAGGGAGCTATTGCCAAGGTCTCCATCAATGTAACAAGAACCAATGATTCTATATTTACCAGGGGCTTTAATCTTAAACTTTTTCGTCCAGCGCGCAAACCTTAAATTACCAAGATCATAGTTCCCATAATATTCATCCTGGTAAACATTAGCTTTAAAGTACTGCTGATCTGCTGTTGTAAAATAATGCTCTCCTGAAAAAATGCATCTTTGTTTTAGTGTTTCATCTTCAAGGATGTCACCTGTCAATATAAAGCCAGCATCTAAAAACCCCTGTTTAAGAACATGAAGAATGTAAGGAAGCGGATGTATTATATTTCTATTGACAACATCCCAACCTTCTCCATTTTCCTGGATCTCATTTTTGGGAAAATATTTTTGAACGGAGTTGGCCAATCTCACTCTATTATTAATAAAAGAGTCGAAATACTTCCATCCTTCACTATCAAGATCAAACTCATCAGTGTAGATCTTAGGAAAGTTGTAATTAGTATCCGGATATTTTTTCTCTACGATCTCATTTGCATGATCATATATGTCTGGAACTTCTAATACATCCAGAGGCAGCTCTGAAAGCTTTTTTCCAAAATTTGGAATCTCTTCAAAGCCTGAATCAATCTGTATTTTTGCGGATTTATTTCTGAATTCAGTAAAAGTCAATGTGCCTTTCATGGTCTTACCCTCAAAGATGTGATAGCCATTGTGAACTTTGGCCAGGTTTGCATTATTAAATGAGGAATACTGCCCAACCTTGCTAAAAAAATCTCTATCATAATTGATATCTACTGGCAGAGTGTATTTTGTCCAGAGTGTATCCTTAAATCGGGGATTTTCTTCGGTGAAATTTATCCTTAGCCCTGTAAGATCAATTTTAAAAAAATCGGTTACAAACCAGTCTTTCATATTTTTTTAAGCTAATATGAGAGAGCATTCCAGCAGAATAAAGGACAAAAAAACCGCTCTAATGAGCGGTAATTTTACTTTTCAACAATAATTTTAAATTCAAGATCGATAGAAAATTTATTATTATCAGAGTCTTCCAATTCATTTTTCTTGCCTATTGGGAAGGCTTTATATTTTTTTCCTTCGATATAAATAAAACAAATTCTAGACAATAAAATATCAGTTATTAAGTTGATTTCCTCTTCAAGAATCCATCCACTATTAACAGTAATACTTTTTGCATAAGAGCTATCAAATTTCTCTTCCCTGTTCTCATTTGATTCTCCTACAATATTTTCAATTTCTACCGTTTTTTTAGTCTTATTTACAGCAGTGAACCAATCGAAAACAAGATTCTGATTTTCCCAGGCAATATGGACCAAATCGTCAACTTCAGGTAGAGGAAAAAATTGTAAAATTGAATTCGAGATCACTTTTGATTCCAGCCCGGGTTTAAATGCATTTCTTAAGAAAGTATGTTGATAAATTTCAAATTTTTGTACAAACGAAGGCGTAGGGAGATTGTATTGTGTATATAAAAGATTTATATCCGGCTTATCAGAAAGTCTATCTACGCTTAATTTTATTTGGCTACCACTATATGTACTTCTTACCGGATAATCAGTAAAAAATGGATAGCACTTAGGCTTTTTTCCGGGTGCAAACATAATATTATCTAAAGCAAAAGTTGATAATACAGTATCTGTACTGCTCATTTCCTGAAATGTCATTGTTACAACAGCTAGATCATATTGATAAACAGGGTCGATAGAAGAAACAATATCTTTTGCTTTTATAAAGAAATCTTGAACTTCTTTTCCTGGATAAATTTCAGCGGATCCTAAGAAGAAAGGATAAGTATAAAACTGATTTTCCTGGTATTCCTGGCCATATCCTTTAAAATACATTTTAAGAGTCACTTTTACATAAGATGATCCGGAATTTGTTTTATTGATTTTTACTTTATTTTTATCATTTGCAAAATAATAGGCAGATCCTTTAAAATCGCTAATAACAGCCTGTAATACATTTGCATTTATAACAATCTTTTTTTGAACGTTTCCTGCTTTTAAAATAACTTCTCCAGAATAATTACCCAGTACAAGATCTTTGGAATTCTTTGTGATGATTTTAACCGTATTATTTGTGATTATAACAGATTCTATAAATGATGGAAAAAAGTCGACAATCACATTAAGATTATTAGGATTTGAAAGGTTTACATCAATAGTTTTAGACTCTGATAAATTTTTCTGAAGAGAGATATTAAAGTGTGTAGGATTAATATAAAATTGAGTTGTATCATTGATCACTGTAAGATTAATTGTTACAGTCTTAGTTTGGGTGCCTTTGCTAATAGTTACAGTTCCGGAATAATTGCCAACTGTCTTAGCTTGAAGTTGAGAATTATTCTGGAAATTCAAATTTCGCTCAGAAACACCCGCTGTTTGGGTTAGTTCGATAAATGGATCAGAAACATTAAAGGTGACAGCTTCTGAAGAATAGACCACAATCTTAGAATCTCCTGAAAGAGAATTGTCTGCTTTATTATATGTTACTTCATAAGTAGGCTTATCAGTATTAAAGCCATTTCCTGATAACACTGTAATAGAAACAGGAATTATAACGTTTTGAATCGCAGATGTCTCCCGGAAGGTCTCAGTTCCACTGACAGCAACACCATAAGCCTCAATCTCAATATTCATGGTGTGTATACCAACAGAAAGATTATCCATGTTCTGAAAGTTCAGAGTAATAATTTCCTGGCTAAGATTGAGTTCATTAAAAGTATTTCCAACCAGCTTGGATGATGTGATATCTAAAAAGTCTACTCCCGATAATATTTTTTTTATCTTATATCTAAAGTTGGGATCATTATATATAAACTTCAATTCCGGGAATTTAATTTGTATAGATATAGGCAGAGGGTTTGCGGTTCCCACAGTCCAGGTAGGAGCAATGATTTGAGCCGGATTTGCAGCCCAATCTCTGATTGGAATATCAACATAGTTATCATGAGACACACAAGTAGATCCTCCTCCGACTCCAGGAGGGCAGGTAATGTAAGGAATGTTTACATTTTTAGTTCTTATTGGCATTTATATAAGGGATTTTGTTTTTAAATAATTTAATATCCGGATTAATGTCATTGGCATTCCAGATTTCCACGGCTATGGCCGGCAAGTAAATAATAATCCTCCTGGGCGCAAGTTCTACAGATTTCGCAGCCTCTAAAAGAGAATGCCGATTATTCTGAATTTTTCTAAAATCATTATTAAAGACTATGAAATCAATATCTTTAATTTGATAGCTCTCCGGAAGATCTCCGCTGAGTAATTTTGAAACCGATCCAACCAAGAAAATATTCCCACCTGTCAATTCCTTTATTTTATTTACCAGGGAATCACATATTCTGTTAAGTTCAGGAGCTTCGAATATATGAAGCTCCTGAAAGTTATTTACCTGCTGCATTGTTTTCAATTGTATCAATTTTTTTGATCATTCTTTTTATTTTTTTACCATTCTCTGCATCTTCAATGATCCAGGCATCAACTCCGTTTTCTTTTAGATATTCCAACAGAGCTTTTACGTCATACATTACAGTAGTATACTGCACAATTGCATCATTATTTGACTTTTGAGGATTGGGAGTACTTGACGTAGTTGGCTCTTCTGAAGAAAAGCCTCCTTCAGCCATCGGCTTTGTTCTACCGGTTCTGACGCTCTCCAGGTAATCAATTACATTGGCAGTTCTTGGATTTTCTAGCATCCATTTTGGAGCAACCCACTCATCCTGGTGAACAATACCGGCTGCTTTGAACCCTGAAGAGTCTGGAGAACCGAATCCGGATCCCGTAAAACCACCGGTAGCATAACTCGGTTTTTCAGGAAGTGGTGTGTTAGCTACAGTATTTAGTTGCAAAGCTCCCATGGTACCAACCAGGACGGCAGCTATAGTACCACCGATTGGTCCTAACTGAGAATAAGCCTGCATGATTGCGAGAGAAGTATTGGTTATAATTTCAACAATTTTTAAAGCTCTCTCTGTTTTCGCTTGTTTATATGCTATCTCAGCCTTTTTATTGGCTGTTTCAGCCTCAATAAGCTGAACTTGCTTATGATATTCTTCTTGGCTTATATAACCTTCATTTAACTGCTTTAAGAGCTCTTTTTTCTTTTGTTTATTGTTCTTTTCAAACTTTGACATTTCTCGCTCAGCAAGTGTATGCTGAAGTTGAGCAAAAGTCTGAAATGCGCTGCTCAATGCCTGAACCGCCATCCTTACAGCAGCAATTCTTCCTTTTGTAGTATCAAGATTCTTCCAGGCATTTTCCCAATCTTTGGCCGAGAATCCAAGGATATCAATCTTCTCCTTTTCAGTATTATTTTCTTCAGTTACCTTTTTATCATCAGTATCTTCACCTCCCTTAATTGCAGACTTTAATTGAGTAATTTTTACTGTAAGGGCATCCAGATCCGCTTTTAATTTTTCTGCAGCTTCACCCGTTAGACCTTTTAATGTTTGTTGTAGAATATTTTTCTGTACTTCCAAAGAAAGAACCATTGCTTTGGTCATCTTTCTATCTGCAGCTTCACGTAGAGCCGTTTTTGCATCCTCTAAGGTTTGAATATTATTAAGTTCAGTTTCAGTTAACTTTAAATATTCATTATTTTTGAGAAGAATTTTTGCCTGAGTAAGAGTAATTATTGCGGTTATTTCTTCTTCATCTTTTCTCCGGATCTCATCTATTCTTCTTTGTTCATATTCAACCAATCTTTGAAAAAGAACAGCATCAATATTCTCTTGCAGGCGGGCCATATTAAATAGGTGAGTCTGCTCTTGCTGAATATCGATTTTATTATTAGTTTCAATCAATATTCTTTTTACACCGGAAGCCTTCTCATATTCATCTTTAGCAACTTTTGATTTTGTTTCCGCTTTTTTCTTTTCTAAATCGGCAATTTCATGTAACAGCCTGTCATTCTCAATTTTTAAGTTCTGTGCTTCAGCATTCCTTCTATTAGCCTCTGTAGCAGCTTCCTTAATTAGAGAATCCTCAATAATCTTCAATTTTTCCTCACTGAACACCTGCTGAGCTTTTAACAGATCAGCATTGGCCTTATCAGCCTCTTTAATTGCTGCTGAATCATCCTTTTTGGGGTCCTTCTCTTTTTTCTTTTTCCCTGGTGCTTCAATATTCTGACCTACATCTGGAGATTTTTCATCTTCAGTTTTTAATAGTTTTTTAGATAATTCTTTGTTGGCAGCAACACGTTTTAAAAGATTAGCTTCGTAAAGTTTTGCATTTTTCTCCTCAATCTCAGCCTTTTTTAAAGCTTGCTTTTCGTCATCTTTTAATTCTTGGTAATCTATTGTTTGTCGGATACCAATTGCCTGCCTATCATATTTATCACCGATACCTTGGAGTTGTTTTCTTTCTTTTTCAGCCTGTTCAGCTCTTTTTTTATTTCGGGATTCACGACTTTTATTGTCAATTTCCTCCTGTTTTGCTTTAAATTCAGCATCAATTCGGGCAGTCTCTTTATTGACTCGATCTTCAGCTGCTTTATCGATGAGTTTTTGATAAGCTCTTACCTCGGAAGCTTCTTTTAATTTGGAAATAAGCTGATCATAAACAGAAGTAAGCTTAGCTGTTGCACGATATTCATCATCAAGAGTTCCTTTAAACTGAGGATATACCGCAATCAATCTTTCATAAGCCAGTTTCCGAGCCTCCAAGGAACTGTTTTTATCTTTAATGATAGCAAGATATAATTCAGTTTTTTTACGGAGGTCTCCCATTGCTGCAACCTCCTCTTTTTGAATTTGTTTTTGAACATCACCATTAACTTTCGCAGCTGCAGTATATTTATTTAAAGCAACAATACTGGCTTCTGTTTCTTTTCTGAATAAGAAATAAGCTGTTGTAGCGGCTGTAACCAAACTGATGAGTAAGGCAATCGGATTTGTTTTTGTCGCAATAGAAAAGGCTCGCATGGCAGCCGTCGCCCTCGTAATATTTCCTGTCAATAATGCTTTGGCTGCGGCTAACAATAAGACTGATCCCCTCTGTATAGCATACATTGCATTTAACCCCTTTTCAAATGCAATTTCTATTGCCGTGTACATAGCTCCCTGTTTTTTCATTGCAATCAACACTTTCATTGCAAGGCTGTAAGAGTATATTCCAACGGTAACTACAGTGATTAGTTTAGCCAGTAGTTCAAGTCTTTCTTTGAATTCTTTTATACCATCACCGGCTTCCTTGGTTACTCCTGTAATCCAACCTAAACCTTGTATTACAGGTTCAAAGAAATTGATCACATTGGTAGATGTGAACATATCATTCCAGGCATTTTTGATTTTCTCAATAATCGCCGGTGCATTATTATTTTTTTTATTGAATTCATCGGCAAGAGACGAACCGTTTTCCATCTCTTCTCCCGCCAGCTTCATCGATTTTCTGAAAGCATCTGTACTGTTGGCAGCAGCTCCTACTGCTTTTTGAACCTCCAGAGAACCTAACTTTAAGCTTTCAAGAACTTTTGCTGTTTCGGTCGCACTAAGCCCCTTCATACCCTGGGCAAAACGAAGAAAGAATTCTTCAGGTTTGGTATTCAATAAATTCTGAGCTTCATTTTTGCTCATTCTCATTGATATTGCAAACTTGTCTATATTTTCCCCTGCAGTAGTGATAAAATTTGAGAATCCGGAAGCTCCTATTTCAGCATTGATCCCTGCCTCTTCAAATGCAGCACCTAAACCGAGAACCTTATCAATCGATGGTTTAAGCGCATCCGGTAATGTACCCACCCGGGCAGCGAATTGTGAGATATTACTTTCTGATGCAGTACCCTGAGCGGCTAATGTATTAAGAGCAGATCCAATTTGATTGATAGCATCTGCATAGCTCATTTCTTTGGTAGTAGTAAATAGACCTTTTATTGTTCCGATCTGCTCAACAACAGCTTCGAGACCACCTTCAAAACTATCTCCTAAAGCAACGTAAGCTTTGTCTATCTCTACAATGAAATCTTTCATCTGGCCAAGAGGTACACCCAGACGACCCGCAACTTCAGCAATTTTAAGCCTATCAAGCTTAGAAGTCCTGGTGTTCATTTCATCGAAAGCGTCCCAAAGATCCTTAACCTGCTCAGTAGTCATTCCCGTCGTTTTCTCAACGTCGGTCATTGCATCGGCGATTTCTAATAGATGAGTAATAACAGCCTCTGCATTACCTGTAATATCTTCAAAGAATGATGCGGCTACATTCCCAGCGAATACACCTTTGAAAGTTTCTCCAAAGCCAAATAATTTATCAGCCCACTTAGTGATGGCATTTCCTGAAGTATCTACAGCTTCAGTAATCGCATTGATTTCTTTTCGGACTTCTTCAAGCCTAGCTCTAGCCGTTTTTACTTCCTCAGCCTTTTTTCTCCACTCTTCAGTTCCTACAGTAAGTTTCTTAAACTCACTTTCCAGTTTCTTGGTGACTCTCGAAATATTAGAAAAAGTATTCTCTACTTGTTGTCCATTAATGTATAAGACTCCAGTAGATGTAATTTTTGTTCCTGACATTTTGCATTGAAATTTCCTGCAAGATGTTTTTTGGCTAAATCAGGCGAAAGGACATAAAAAAAAACACTTAATATCTAAGTGCTTGGGTTTTCAATGAGTCTTTTAACTTCGAATAATAAATTTTCACACCTGATCCTGGTAACGTTTTCCATAACAAAATCAATTACTTTAGAGTCTTTTACAGCTTCATTTATGAAAGGTTTAGGCTTCATTTTCATCACATGAGACTTAAAACCATAATTTGTATTTTTCGGCTCCTGTCTTGATCTACTCCCTCCGGATCTGGTTGTGTCAACTCCATAGTTCTGAATAAAGCCGTGTCTGGCCATTCTAATCGATAAGCTCCGCATGTAATATTTTTTTTTCTGGTCATTTCTTTTAGAGGCATATCGCTTTACTGCAGCTTTAGCAGTGGCATCCTTTAGAGAAGGGTCATTTTCCTTCCGGTTCACGTGATCTTTGAAAGATGAAGTTTTTCTTCGTAGAGAACCTTCTAACATCTGTTCAGCCTTTTTTGCAACTTCTAATTCAGTGTTGTACATCTTTTTATTTCAAATAAAAAAGAAAGGTGTCCTTTAAAAAAGGACACCCACATACAAACATTTTTTTACAAATTTTATATTTTTTCGTAGAGATTCCAAACGAGAAATCTACCCACTTCTACTTTCTTTTTAGTTAATATCTTTTGTGCATTTTTAAAACCTAATTCTTTCATTACCTCAAAAGTATCATGTTCACTCACCGGTTCTGACGGAATTACTCCTTTAAACCAATCTGTAATTTGAGATGTTCGCATTTGTATCAAATCACCACCTGGAGTCATTTCGTAATACTGCAGTAGAAGATCTTTCATCACTTCTTTATAGTCCTCCATACTTTCTATTGTATTTTTCTATCATATTACTATATGCGCTGCCTAAATCCGGCCCGAAAGCAAAGGCTGATCTTCCAGTACTTTGAGAAGAGAAGGAGCATTTAATAATACCCGGAGAAATTACTGACGAAGAAATAGAACCTTTATTCATTTTTACAAAATTAAAATTTTGGTGGCTTGATTTTCTGTTTAAAAAAAATCTTCTTCTTTTGCCTAAAAACTTACTTTTAGAGTTTAATGTTTTGTTTCGCATTTTATTTGATTTAAAGTTATCCTCTTAACCCAAAAAAATACCTTGACTTTCATGGGTGTCGCGAAACAAAACAGATCCGAGGATAAGTTAACCACTAATTGTCAAGGCAATATTGTAATCGTAGAAAATGATTGGATAATTTAAAGACTTATCCTGATGTCTGTTTTGTTTCGCTTGACAAAGATATATAAAAAAAGAATAAAATCTAAAAATTATCAATTATTTTTTTAATTTCTCATACAGCTCTACCGTCAATTTAATAGATTTTTTTGTCTTATCCGACATTTCAAAATCATTCACGGCTGCACCTCCATCCAGTCTAACTTCAACTTTATCAGTATTTATTATTTCATGAAATGCTGAAATCATTTCCGGAGTACATTTTATATCTGAAGTTTCTGTAACATATCCGTTCCCCACGTAAGTTTTCGTTTCACCGGCATCATATTCCAGTTTTTTTCCATTGTAAAGGATTACAACCTTTTTAAAAAAAATCCAATTTCCGCCGTTATACTCCATAACAACCCGCATATTTAATATACCCTCTTTTATTGATAAGTATGCATATTTAGATGTCATTGAAACCTTGGGAGTTACAAAAGCTATATTTTTGAACTTATCATTATCAATCTTATATCCCTTTAAATCATCTTTCGATAAGTCTGACAATAATTTTGATTCAACTTGTGCGTTTAATATTCCGGCTACCAACATCGTAGCCACAAACAAGACCTTTTTCATAGTATAATTTTTCGGCAATTTCCCAGTAAAGATAAATAAATAAAAAAATTAGGATATGTGGTTTTCCGTAAAATAAAAACCAGTATTAATAATGGTTTAACACTATATACAGATATTTTCTATATCTATCCAATCTTCAGGATCCACCTTCAGTAATTGCTTATTCTTAAAATTAAATAACACATCCACTCCTACTTCACCACCGGAAAGCTCTACAGGATTAATTTCTACAGAATCCTTCAGAAACGAGTTGAACAAAAAATGATCTGGAATATTACTGTCATATCTAATCCGGCTGATTATTTTTAAAGCTAACTGCTCAGCATCGTGGATGGCAATATACTGACCTTCGAGATCATCAGCCTTTATGTTATTAAACATGATCGCAAATCCTATCTTTCTTACTGCAACTGTATTTTGATCAGGTCCATCCAAACCCAGATCGTATTTAAATAAGGCTAAAGTAGGGCTTTTTAAACCTTTAACTGAAGCAGTTCTGTTCGCCCATTCTCTCTGAAAAAAACCTACAAAATCGTTTATAAATTTTGCCTTGTTTGATAGGTTTTCAAAGTAATTCTTGACTTCTATATAGCTATTTTCCTTCATGTGCTTTTTGCTTGGCTTTATGGTAGACAATACTTTCCGACATTACAGACAAAAATTCATAAATACGAACGTTATTTACATCCTGTTTCTTTCCTAACGGTTGAAGTTCATCCATTGCCATTGCCAAGAGAGCTTTATCAAATGGAACGATCTCACTATCTTTTTTCTTAAAGACCGGTTGCAACTTTTCTTCTGGTGTTTCCTCGTTTTTTGGGAAAACTATTGGAAAAGTTTTTTCAATATTTCTTCTGGTAAACATATAGGCCAAAGCAATGGCCTCCATCTGCTTTTCACAGATCTTATCTGTGATCATTGCGACATTTCTTAGATCCAGATCATCATATTGCTCTTTGAATCTGTAAAGGGTAGCAACAAGCCTTTTTAAATTCAGAAGACATCTTTCTTTATTCCACTTAAAGAAATAAGTATCGATAGTGGAAAACTGTCTTGCAGAAATATTTTCAATTTTATCAGCTGGTTTTATTAGCCCAGGAATCTCCGGAAACCGATATAGATTACTCTCATTTTTCAAATATTCTGTGTGTTTAGCTAATTCGGTAATTGGAACCTCTTTTGTTAATCGTCTAAGCTGCAATCTTGCTTTTAAATCTGGTAATTTTTGATATACTATAAGAACCATGTCAGCATATACAGAAGCAAAATCTTCGACTGATGTATTAAGATATAAGTGAGCAATTTCCTGAAGCTGCCAATCATTCAATTGGTTCCAGGATCTCGCTACTATAATGTTTCCTTCCATTGCATTATTTTTGCTGCAAAATATCTAAACAACATTATTATGAAAAGGACACTAAAACTATTTTATGAAACATCAGATCAGCAATATTATATATTGTACCAATCACCTGGAATAGACTTACTTTTTAAAGTCGATAATATAAATCCTATGATGTTATCAAGAGTATACGAAAATGCATGGTTTAAATCAAGCCACGATAGAGCTAAAGTAATCGAAGAGATGGAAGTATTTGTGAAAACTGAAATTGAGAAACTGAATGGATATTAAAAAAAGCACCTAAATAAGGTGCTTTTTTATTAAAATTCTGTTTTAATCTTATCTAAGTAGGAGTAATCTTCTTTGACTTTATCAAGCCAGCGATCTCTTCCTTCTGGTTTACTTACAAAATCCGAATGAAATCTTTCAGTTGCAGAATAAGCAACAATGTTTTTTGCCAAATCTTTCACTAATTGTGCATTTTTTGGATCATTGTTCAAAGTTTTTAGAGCATTATATAAAAGGCAATAACCAATATATTTTGTATTTACTAATTCCTTAGTATAATCAGCAATTAACTTTTCTTTATCCTGAGTAGGGGAGCTGTTTTGTATTCCAAGGAGATCTTTTTTAGCAAATAAAATATAAATGATATGTTGCTTTTCAGCAGTATTCAAATCCGGACGATATAATGCATTAATTGTTTTCCAGTCAACTTTAGGATCATTCATTTTATTGCCTAAATCATTTTCAACATTGAATGCCATAAAATCCGTATGAGCATCAAGATACGGTAATTGTTCTGTGTATTCCTTTCCTGAAGGAATATCTGCTGATTTTTTTGTTATAATAGATGATTTAGCATTCCTATCATTATTTTGCTCAGATCTAGGGTTATCATCTTTAGAACAACTTGTAAGTACAGTAGTTGCAACTACTATAGTAAAAATTATTTTTTTCATATTCAATTATTTTGGTATTATTTTTTTCTAACAACCAACCGACATACCAGGCTCCCAGCCGTTAACAACTCCTTGCTCAAATACATAATCTGGGGTAGCATATGCATAATGAACGGTTGTTCCTCGAGGAGGGGTTCCACTACATGCTGTACCATTTGGAACATTCCATCCCATTCCAACACCGTAGCCGCCTGCGGATACATAACAACTAGATGTACATACTCTAGCTTCAACAGCTACAACAGCTATAACAGCTATAAAAGTCATGATTTTTTTCATAATATGTTTTTTTTAAGTTAGTATTTAATTTATTTGAAAACAATTATATAATCTGATACAAGTATAGTAATATTTTTTAAATCACAATTACGGGAATCCGTATTTACTATAAATATTTTAATGCTTTACAATTTTAGAGCAATTTTAATTTAATAATCTCTAAGTTTAAATTATCAATAAATTGACAAAGTTTTTCAAAGTCTTTCTCTGTAAATTTATTCCGTTCTATCAATTTTATTTTTTTGTCCGCTGTTTGCTGAGAAACTTCTAATACATTTCCTAATTGCCTTGAGTTATATCCTAGTATTGTAACAAGATGAATACATTTTTCCTGAATAGTCATTTTTTGTGTAATTTTACAACAGTTTTAGTTGTTGACAAAAATAACTGAAATTAATTTGACAAAAAGGCCCTCATTTGAGGGCTTTTTTTACTTAAAAAAATTGAATATTTTCTGCAAGAAACTTTCTTTTATTTCTTTTACATCATGCCAATTTTCTCTATGTTCTAAAATTCTGGTTTCATTGGCTTCCAACATTTTGATTATTTTTCTTAACTGTTCTTCATTATTGCATTCTGCTATTGGGGAGTAAACTTCTTCTCTTGGTATTTCATAAGCGACATCACAAAATCTTAGATAAGCTCTTAATGCAATTACTTTTACTTCTAAAACATTTTTTTCTGGTTTCATTTTTAAAATTTTAATTGTTTAACTTTTAATTAATTTGACGTTGTAAATATAAAACTTTTTTCTTTTGCAGTGTAATATTTACGCTGCTTTTTAAGAATTTTCGTAATTAAAAAAGCTCTGGAAAAATCCAGAGCTTTTTTTAAAATCTATCCCACTGAAAGTGCATCCAGTCATAGTTCTTTTCCTTCCCAAGGCTAATAAAGCCATGTTTATAAAATACATCAATCATCAATTTATATTCCGGACGGGCGAACCTTGCCGTCCTGGCGGTTTCTTTTAGTCTGTTTCTATCCGGATCCAAATCAATGGCTAATCCAAAAGCGTGAACAGAAAGACTTGATCCGCCTCTCATTTGTCGGTAATTAAAACATCCACCAAATAGGTCAATGCCTAACTCTCTTATCTTTGGATATCCGTAAATCTTCAAAAGATCATTAAAAACAGCTTTTAATGGTTCTGCTATATCCTTATGACAAGTCATCTTTTTTACGCTTGTTTTGGAATCCCAGGCGATCCGTAAAGGAAACGGAAGATCAATTGTCGTTAAGTAACCTGCACCGGTTGGATTTGGAGTCCCGTATTTTTGAATGTATTGTGAAATTGTTTTCATCTTTTTTTACTTAATCGTTCCCAAACATCTAATTGCCAAGTACTTATTTTAAATTTATTCCATACAAACTTTAAAAATACATTTCCTATAAAACCAATTAGAATAAAAATCCAAAACGGATAAGCATCCCGTTCGATTTTTAAATTTTTAGATTTTGTGACGGTTTTATAGGTTGTATGTGTTTTATATTGCGTTTTTGTCTGATAAGTAATGTGATCTAAATACCTATAATGAAATTCAGTATTCTCTTTTTTTTCAGTAAACTCAACTCCTGCAGAACCGGAAAAAAAAAAGCCTCCATATCTAAGCTCATAAGGTTGGCCATCAGAGCTTATTTTTAATCCTTTCTCAGAAAAAAGCTTAGTAAAATCTATTGTGGATTGCGTTTTACTATTTAAAGATTCTGTTTTCTGCAGATCAACATTTTTTTCTGCATTAATTTCGCTTATTTGCTTCTCAAGTTCTTTCTTCCTGGAACCACAGCTGATTAGTAAAACACTAATCAGCATTATCATTACCGCTTTTATCATTTTTAGCTGTATTTATTAAGTTAATAATTGATTCTTTATTATCGATCAAGTCAAATATTCCATTGATAACCTCCTGACGGGAGCGATCTGTTTTTCTTCTTAATTTTTGATCTGCTTTTTCTCTTACTGATTTGGCCTCGGTAAGAACCAATCCAGCTGCACATAAAATGGAAAATAATGGAGCTACTTTCAATATATATGAGATATCCAAAGAGATTGACACCGGCAGGAACAGTGCATCAAACAATAATGCAAAAGTCATTAGAGAATAGTAGAAAACTGATTTCTGAATACTTCTCCTAAAACCTTCAGAAGTAGTGTGTTCACCGATTGACTTCGATTTTTGTACTCCAAAATAAAGATCAATTAACATTGCAATTAGCACGCAAAGCCAGGCACCACATACCATAAAGAGCTTTGCTAGGATGATCTTAAATGCTGTTTCGTCAAATCCTATAAATTCTATCATATTTTCAAGAGTATTGTGTATCTAACCAATCAATACGTTTTTTCACCCAGTCATAAATCTGAGAAAAGCCTGTATAAATAGTGCTATTGGATGGAATTGTTGGCCATGTTGACTGTTCCTTTTGGTACAAATCCACACCGTATGCTTTATTTATCTTATCAGCGTGTTTATAAACGTTATTTAAAGTAAATACTCCAGCAGACTTTAACTCGGAATATCTTGCCTTTATATCTACCGAGTAAGCGTTATAGAACTTCTGCCAGAACGCAGCTGATCGGATGGACGTTGACCATCCAGTGAATGAATTACCATCCCACTGAAGCCCAAATGTCGTGTCCATGTCATAAGGAAGGAAGTAGAACTTAACTCCATCATAAGATGTAATCATTAGATTTTTAGTATACATGTCCGGAGCTTGGATAAATTCGGCCAAAAGATAAAAATCAATGGCATTTTTTAAATCATGATTTGTCTCAAATGCATCTTTGAATGCCTGTCCTGTAAGAGCATTGGCGGCGAACCACGCATTTATCTTTGTTTGAAAGTTAGAATCTGGTGCTTTTGGATTTCTTATCTCCCATTCTGCTGCTTGGTATGAGTAAAAATTCGCATGTGTTTCCGCTGCTATTTGAATATGATTCTGATTTGAAGACTTCAAATCGTAATTCTCTCTCTTTTTCCCTAAATTAAAAGACCCTATTCCATAAAACACTCCATTCACATAAAGTTCTGCTGGGAATCCATCAACATGGCATAATGCGCCCGAATCAAATCGTCCTATTTGAGATGTATATGACGCCGAATAAGCTATCTCATTCTCTCTTTTAGGATAATACGTCCTACTCTGTACGATGTCTTCCCAAATGTGGTTTGAAATAAGGTTACGAGCGTGTGTGGCATCTATCCAATTTGACTTAAATACGAATTCAGAATGGAAAGCCCAATTGCCAACACGTAATTTAAATTCAGATGTTTTTTCTGAATTATTGAATAATCCGATAGTCCAGTTCTTTTTTGGGTACAATGCAGAACTCGAACCCTGTACCGCTAATGTCGCCACCTTCTTAATTCCAAGGCCCTCCATATCTGAAATGAGTATTTCACCTGTCGCAATGGTGTCTTTTGTTGCTGGCAAAGGATCAGAAGTTGTAAAATCAAGTCTTAATACTTTTGATGGCCTTTTAATCTGAGCACTTTTTTCATTAGAAATGCTCGATCCATTTGAAATGTGATTTTCGATAAAGTCTTTAACGCTATCTTTCTGTAATGGCTTTTTTACTATCCTTCCAATTTCAAACTTAATGTCTGTTGTTCTTGAGTATGCGAAAATGTCATATAGATTATGATCTAGATCAAATATTTTCGAACCACTTCCGGCAGTTCCGGTCATAAGTTGTGCGACTGGATTAAAATTTTTAAATGCCCCAAGCCACAATACTCCAGCTCCTGCATTATTGAAGTTGCCAGTAACCTTAAGGTATTTAGCATCTGCTTGAAGGTCAGCAAAAATTATTCTACCATTGAAAAAGCCTGGAGCGGCATATTGTCCCCAATCTGTAGCCAGTATTTTATCTATATTTTCATTTGGCAAAGGCATAGCCAGAGACTCCCACACAATGTCTGTAGGATTTAGAAATGAATCTAATACTGATAATTTTTGCTCAAAGTATTCTTTAGAACTAATTAATTTTTGCTCATAGTTAAACAACTCAATAATAGGTAATGTTCCTGATTTTAATTGAATTGAGATTGACTTCGTATCCGTTAAATCAAATGTTTTTTCAGCAGAAAAATTAGGATCTGTAAATAATAAAATATTGTAAAATGTACCATCATTTTTGACTCCGAGAATAGCCGGGCGATCACCTGGAGAAAAATTAACCATATCTTTTATCCGCAAGCGATAACAGTTCGATGTATCCAAATTGTGCATTACCCCGATTTCTGGATACATTGTATTTTGATAAATTTGGTTATCATATGTCAAAAACCATCCACCAAATAAAGCTGTTGAAACTTCTACTTTCTTTATATCAGGTATCTCTGGAACTTTATTCTCTTCATACCCAGCATTAATCGTCAGAAGATGGTCATATCTTTCAGCTATCTGCTGCCCCCCCTGAGGATCAATATTGTTATTTGGCTCAAACTTTTCAGTAACATGACTTTCAGGTAAATCTATACTAACTTTATCCCAACCCGTTCCATCAAATGATAAAATGTTTAATTTTTTATACTCCAGAACAATGTTATTTGCCTGAGGGTAACTTCCAGGATTAGCAATAAACCATTTAGGGGTATTTGGTGTTACCACTATATTACTAGAAGGACTCACTACTCCACCGAAAGAAGAAGTAAGCATTATTTCATCAGGAATAATATTCGTGATGGCTTTCATGAGGACATTTAATATATCTCCTGTAATAGCTTGTAAGCCATTAGAGGAAATAAATTTTTCAATGGCATCTAAAATTTGTTGTTTATTCATAATATTTTATAAAAAAATCGTTGTTAAAATCAGTATTAAAATCTCCAGGTACGGAGAAGCGATCAAGCGAAAAATTGTAAAGAAAAACAGGTGAGTTACAAGTAATCATAATTTCAGATCCGGAGTTATCTTCATACTTTTTTCCTGTCCCGGTGTTTGCATTTTCAATAAATGCACGATTCCTGGAATGCCCTATTTGCCAATTTCTTCCATTAGTATCTTGAATAAAAAAAACAAACGGAAGATTCATCCCTCTTTCAATAAACCCAAGTACAGATGGTAAAAAACCCAAGATATACACAGTTAGGTTTATCTTACTTTTTTTTCTGGATAAGGCTCCAGATAAAAGAAGCTTCAATTCATTTTCATCAATCAAAATATCAATGTGATGAATTTTTTTTCCTTTATTCATTATGATCTCCTCTTGTATCGAAACTTCTGATTCAAGATTATTACCAGGGGAAGGCAAAGGTGTGTGAAAGAAAAACTCTTCAGGAGCGTAGTATAATCTGCACTTAACACCAGAGTTATACTCAGTTAAGTAGCAGGTTTCTATATTATCAAAGCTGTTCATTATTGCACAAAAAAACCGATAGAATTATCGGTTTGAAAGGACAGTTATGTTAGGTAAATTCCTGAAGGGCGAGACTGTATAATCCGGTCAGGTTCTGGTCCTGTATAACATGGAAATTCAGAAGAGTGATCTTTCATAAAATCACTGATCACTTTTAAACTATCATTTGCTAATTGTAAAAAGTTTTTACCAGATTGTATTTTAGCATCTGAATCTAAAACCTGAGATTTCTGCCATGGAAGCTCTTCATATTGGACAACAACGGCATTTTGAAGGAAAATAAAAGAAGGTAAAAGGCTTGCATAATAAAGTGAATAGAAAACAATAGCATCCTTAAAAAACACATACAGTTCTGGATTATCCTTTATCTGATCTACGCATCCAGGCTTTATATTCTCATAGACTTTTAGCATCAATGCTTGTTTTAAGAATCTCTGCAGCATTACGAATACCTCCGGAGAGTAATTGATTGAATAAATACTTTCGAATTCTGAAGGCTTGGAAATATGCTCAGATACATTCTGAAAAAAAGGGATCCGGGATTTTAATTCTGGAACTACCGCAATTTTATCCAGGGAATCAGAAAAAAGCTTATCTGCGAATTTTAATAGCGATAAACCAAGATCACGGACATCCCACCAAGGTGCCGGCTTAAGCTTATCTTGTTCAAATTGGTTTATACCTGTATTATTAATGTGAACTTTAATTTTAGATATGGAGAGGACAAAAGAATAATGTACTGCAGCTTTGGTAAGCAACCGGAAAATTTCTTTCTGCCCGATATCAATAGAACTTTTTATCTGCAGATAAATTTCTTCAGGAACAATTTCAAAAATTTTACCAAATCCCAATTCCTGATCTACAAGATCCCAATCGAATGTTTTCGGTAAGATTAAATATTTTTTTTCGGCAAGTTCTTCTGTAGTAATATAGTATTCCATTTTTTTGACCCTTTTTTGTGTACTTTTTTTAGTTGACTATTTTAATCTGTCCATTTGGATTTTTATCTAATGTTGTAAGATTCATGTTCGGGAATTTTCCAAACAATGTTGGATCCCAATTATTCCAATATTTGATATTTTCAAATATCTGTAATGTCCGGATCTGCTTAATTGGAAATTTAGCACACAAAATTGTCCAAGCTTCACGTTTATCAGAACCGGAACCACTGAGTGACTTTCCTCCAAAAGCTCCTCCATTAATAAGGCAGGGATCAATTCCCATTGGAGTTAATATTTCATAATTTGCTGCAGATCCATCTAGTAAGAATTCACCACTTGATTGATGTTGTTGAATCGTATCGACTTGAATTCCCTTTATCAGCTCGCCCGAATCCCTATCTCTAAAATAGGGTGAGATTATTGACTTTCCGGAACCTTTATTTCCTCGAAGCTCATTGTCTATAAGATCAACGAGATCTGTTCTTTTTTTCTGTTTTTCCTGATCACTGAAAGAGTCCCAGGCAGGACCATAGATGTGTGCAAAATAATCATCTGCAATATGAATCACATATTTTACATTCAGCTGCTGTTCAAACATTAACTTTTTAAACTCCGGAAGAGACAGAACAACATCAACCCATCCATTTTTAAAAGATGAATGCCAACCTACCGAAGGATAAGTTTTCTCAACCAACAAACTATCAATAACCGGAATGGTGAACTTTCTGATTCCTTTCTGCTTACAATATTCTTTCACTTCATCAATTGGAATATTTGGGGAAAAGCATCGTATAACAACTGTATTATCTTCTACATAATTTACCCAGTCTGTATTGACTCCGATATTATTAATTACTCCGTTGTTATCAGGAACTTCAAAACGACAATCCGCAGCTTTAAGTCTTCTTACTGAAATTATTTTATCTCCATTAGGAGAAAGTAAATATTCTGGAAAAGCAAGTCTCCAGGTTTCAGAATCTAATATAACTTCTGCATTAGTAATATTAAATTTACACCTATTGAAAAAATCGTTTATTTCAGGGAAAGAAGAAGCCAGGCGTTCCTTAAAAACTATGCCCTCTTCTGTTTCGATTCCCTGATAAAGTTGGAACCCGGTTCCGAAATGTGCAGCTGTTAAAACTTCAAGTCCTCCAATAGCAACACCTGTCTTTTTTAATTTAGCTTCAAACTCTACCGGGTATAGATTATTATCTCCCCAAGGCAGCCACCTATTAGAAATTAAAGTTTCCGCATTCTTAACTTTAAAGTTTGAGTGCATAGGATCTTTTACAGCGTTAAAAGCAATGATCGCTCCTTGGCTTTTGCCTCCAACGGCATATATATCTTGTGCAATAGTATTCATTGATGATTGTTATAAATTGTCTTGAATAGAGTGAATCCATTCAGGTAGCTCTTCACTGCCTGATGCGATATAAGTGATGCGTGTTTCTTTTTTTAATCGTTGCACAGGATTGAACCAAAATGTAATTTGCACAAAGGTTCTGCAGGAATTACTGGAGTTAAACCAGCGATATTCAATCCTATCAATTTTCCAGTCCATCTTAAATTGTATTTTGTTATAATTAAGCCTATAGAATCACATCATATCCGTTAAATTTTGTGATAAAGAGGATGTGAATTTTCTTAATTCCCTCTGATGTTTTAAGGTTTCTGGTTCTGTTTATAAAGTGATTAGGATTTTTGAATTCTATCTTTTGTGATAACCTAATTTTCCCCTTTGTTTTGGGTGCCTGCATAAGTGTTGCATTATTCCATGTTACTAATCGGCCACCAACTTTATTTTGTTGATTATAGGTTCTGACAGTAATAGAAAAAGGAACCGGATTTTTACTATGATCCAGCTTTTTCATTTCCTGAAGAACCTCTCTCAAAAACATCGTCTTTTGCATACTGCGAATATGAATCTGACATTGTTCAGAATAAAGGACACATATTTTTTTCTCAAAAAACACCCCCTTTTCTCATTATTTTTTTTATAAAATTTTGACAATCAAAATTTTAGTTTTCTGAAAACAGTTTTATTTCTCAGAATGTGGCTTTGAGGCACACAGCCGCCTTATACTTCCCTACGATTGCAGTTTTCAAAAAATACGATATATGAGGGGGATACCCCCTCAAAACTGCCTAAAATGGGGCTTTTGGGGCGTTTTACGTATTTCCGTAAAAAAACCTGCTCTAAGCAGGTTTTTAAGGGAGGATCAGGTTCGAGACTGGGTATGAGGACTTATAATAGTTGTCTGCCAGACGCCAGAACTGCCAGTATAGGTTGTAGTCAAGGGTATCACTGAAGTGAGTAGCATGCTCCTGAAGGATGACGGTACTTCGCTCGGAGGACTTGTCTTTTTCAAATGCATCATTCCCTTTAAGTGGTGCATTCTCCATTGATATAATTAAGTTAGGACAATTGTTTTCATTGATCCTTAGTGCTGGTAAGCGAGGATCAGATTCAGACAATATTAGATTCAGAAGAGTATATTTAGCAGCATGAGGAGGATTGTTTGTTTTAGGAGTCTTATCAATCACTTTCCATCCAGCTTTTCTTAGCTTATTAATTACATCTTCAGCCAGGGTTGTCTTACTGTTGGCTTCTTTCTTACTACCATACCTATCGTAGTACAAATGGATCTCGTTACAGCTTGCCTTATGAGGTTCATAGTATGCAATGAAGTCATCAACCAAATCATCCAGGATATCCGGATTTTTTCTGAAGAACTCTTTAATAAAGTTAACAGTATGCTGAGTCTTCAGATACTGAGAGATTGTCATACAATTAATCTTTCCACCAAAGTCAAGGTTCATCTGGAGAGGAACATTTCGAACCAGGTCATTATCATACTTACAACTTGGAGTATATGCTTCAGTAACCCCACCTAGCAGATCTACATTATACTTATACTTATAATAATGTTTCTTTGGCTTAAGTTGTGCATAGAATCCATCCTGTACTCCAACAGGATCTATGTTCATGATCTCAGCATTGAATAGAGTCTGTGATAGAGCCTCACTTCTCATATCATCTATCCATCCATCCTTCAGGTTATGAGCATTAATATAAGAATTGGCCTTGATAAATAAATGCTTTCTAAGGTGTAATGGGATTCTGTTTCTAACTTCTTCAAGGGCCAGCTTCTCTCTGTGGTGGATCCAGCTACCTCTTTGAGTCATAGGAACAGATGTTACGAATATCTGAGAGTGAAGCATTGGTTTGTTCTTGAAAATAGCTTTCTTCGCTCTATTGGTAGTAATAACGTTATTAAAAAGCCTATCATAATTTAAAAGAGCAGCTTCATCCCCAATTACCCAGTAGGCATTTAGTCCACGTCCAGAATTGGGATTATCTGTCGAGACCATAACTGCAACTGTACCATTACGAAAATGAATAGCGTTTTGCCAAGAATCAGGAGGCTGGAAGGGCATTTCAAATCCTAACTCCTTGCCACATTTACCTACAACATAATCAATCCCATCCCACAAACCAAACATTTCCATTCCTTCTTTCGTAGAAGGCAGTGTTCTTGACTTAATTTGAACGAAAGTTTCACCTACAATTATTCCTGTGGATCTTGGCAGCTCTTTTACTGCAGTACGTATAGCAGCTCCAAGAATGGTAGACTTTCCTGATCCCCTTGCTGCCTTAACAGTTATGTTAGGAATTTTATATGTGTTTATTGCCAGTTCTACAGAGGCTTGCATTAAATTAAGCGTCACCTCTTGAATTGGCATATTATATTTTGAAAAATTAGTCGCCATCCTCTTCTATTTCTTCTTCATTATTATCAACCTCTTTCCAAGTAACATTTTCAGCTGAAATATTATTGAAGTCAACAACTCCCGTTTCAACCATTGCTTCCAATATATTTTTCGTTCCTCGTGGTAGATTTAATTTATAAACTGAAGCTTCTAACTTTTTAGGATCTATTTTATCTCCAGTATCACTAAAATTAAATAATGACTTATAGGAATCCAGACATTTCCGAGCTGTTTCTTCGGCACCTTTTTTAAGAGCCATCTGATATAGGTTCCAGTAGCTCTCAGCAAGAATCAATTTTTCAGCTGCGATATTGACTTGGTCAAGGTCACCAAAAATATTCATTGCCATGGCATAATCACGGTAAGCAGTAGCCATAGATATATTATGATCTCTTTTCAGAATCTGAACAGCCTGTGAGGGAGAATACTTATTATTTTTTCTAAGACTCCAGACATGTTCAAGTCGATCCTTACGCTTTAATTCATTAGCACTGAGATCAACAGAAGTTTCATCAATATACCAAGCTTTTATCTTTTGAAAAATGCTGTCTTTTGTGAATTTTACAATATCCATGAGGCGAAAATATCATCCTGGGTATCGTTAAAAAAGGACATAAAAAAGCCTGACATCTGTCAGGCTTTGAGATATAAATAATTTAATTTTATTCTTGCATCAGCAAGATAATTGTGTTACCTTAGACATGGTCTCTTCTAATTTAGACTGGGTTTATCTGTTATTTTGATGTGTCCCAATCTTTCCAAATCATCGACAAAAACATCTGCAGAAGTCGCCCGTATATTTTCATTATTAAAAACAACGGCTCTCCTTGCATAGTCTACCATAAACGCCTCGATCGTGGGTTCTTTCTGAAATGAATTTTGCCAAAGAAAAAGCACAATATCATATTTTGATATTGCTGTAAATTCTGGCCCGTTATCTAAAATTACCTTTACCCTCATAAGTTGAGGGTAAAGGTAACAATTTTTATTATGCAAGAGCCAACTCACGGTCTTCGAAGTATTCTTGTAAGTTTTCATCTAATATTTGATTTATATCGGTTAGTAAAATATTTTGTTTGGAGAATTCTACCAGTCTTGCGCAAATCAAAATCCAATTTTTGATTTTTAAAAAATTAGTACTAGCTCCATGTTGCCTAAACTCAACCGTTCCGTGTCTTTGGAAACTCTGAAGATTAAGTTTGAAATATCGTGTTCTGAAAAGATTCGCCAATTCGTTTACCGTTCCGCAGGCATCTATCTTTTGAAAAAAAGTATTTTGTCCATTGCTTCTAAAGCCTTGGCAATACCTATTTGAATTTGCTCTTCTACTTTTCGGCATTATTTTGTCGATTTGTATTTCAACAAAGTATTGATTTTTTAAAAGCGTTTTAAAATTTTCTATTGAATAATCGTTGGCATCAAGATGAACGTGTACTCCGCAAGTTGTATTTACCTGAGCGTTCGAAAGCCTTAAGGCTTTACAGGCTTTTCTAAAGTCCTTTAAACCCTCCATTCCTTGTAATACAGGGCTTACCATTTCTTTTGCGTTATTACCTCTTATTGACCCGTCAGAAACAAATTTCCAGTGTGGTCTGGTGTTGTGGTTGTAACTTTCGTTTCTTACTTCCAACCCTGAAGCTCTGAAATGTTGGCTTAAGGCGGTGTCCTGTGCTCCGAAAAATTCAATCTCTACTCCAAATTTTCTTGTAAAAGCAAATTCAAAAATTATCGGTACAGAAGGTTGAGGGTTTGCAGTTCTGCGTTCGTTCCATTTCTTCCAGATGTTGTAAGAAAAGCCTCTGTTTCCGTTGCAAATTAAATCAGCAACCTGAAGCCTGGTTAACCCTAAATCAAATAAAGCTTCAGCTTTTTTGGTTTTTGTCCAGTTGCTGTTAATTATTTCCTGCTGTGTCATTATGTTCTTGTTTTTCAATTATTTACATGACAAATAACGCTAGAAACGTTTTAACACACAAGTTATAAATACTTTATTATCAACAAAAAAGCCTGACAAATGTCAGGCGCTAAACGATTAAAAGACCATGTCTAAAATAACACACTTTACGTGCAATTGCAAGTAAAACAGCTCGTATTATTGACTTATTTCTTCGATTTGTTCCGGAGTTAAGTTTTGTCCATTTCTATTGAGTTCAAATGCCAAGTTATTCTCCTGCATATACTTGATCCATCTTCTGACGACGACATCTGCAAATCGAGGATCCAATTCTATACCCCGGCATTGTCTCCAGGTCATTTCGCAAGCGATAAGAGTTGAGCCGGATCCGAGGAAAGAATCCCCGACAATATCCTTTTGTCTGGAGGAATTCTTGATCAGATAAGAAACTATATCCAAAGGTTTCATAGTTGGATGCTCAGCATTTCTTAAAGGCTTATCGAATTCCAAAACGGTGGATTGTTTTCGATCAGAGTACCAGGAATGAGCAGCTCCTTCTTTCCAACCGTACAGGATCGGCTCATGCTTCCAGTGATAATCCTGCCGACCCATGACAATCGAATTTTTAACCCACACCAGGCATTGAGATAATTTAAACCCTGAAGCTTTGAAAGCTGATCGGAAATTTGCCCCCTCAGAATCTGCGTGAAAAATATAAATTGGAGCTCCCAATTCTGAGTTTATAAAACATTCCTGGTAAAACAGATATAAGAAGCTATAGAACTCATCATTCGACATATTATCATTCTGAATTTTGAGCTTATCTTTCGTACCGCCTTCATAATTTACATTATACGGAGGATCTGTAACGATAAGATTGTATTTTTCTCCGGAGAGGATCTTCTGGTAACTTTCCGATAAAGTAGAATCTCCACACAAAACAACATGCTTGATTCCTTTCTGTGTCGATATTAATTCATATATATCGCCTGATACTGTTTTAGGGTCGGTAGATGGTTCTGGATCAAAGTCTCCTTCTTCTTCATCTGGGACAAATGCATTGTCCTTTAAAAAAGTCTCAAAAGCTCCGAGATCCATCCCGATATCCTCCAGATCGAGATCCTGGAAAAACTCATCAATCATACTCCAGTCGAACTCTCCATTGTGAATATTAGACCTAAGCATGTATTCCTTAAATTCCTCTTCAGTAAGCTTCCGGTTCGGAATCCTCACATCGATCAGCTCTTCACCCCGGCCAAGTATAAACATAGCAGCGACTCTTTGATGCCCAGCCAATAAAATATTATCAATATCAACTGCAGGGATTTCAACCAGGTTAAATTTCTCCAGACTTTTTTTTAACCGGTTGAGTTCCTCCTCAGATATTTGCCGTGGGTTAAAATCACAGGGGATCAGTTCGGATACTTTTCTTTTTACGGTGTACCACTCCAGCGGAGCCAGGATATTTATTTCATCCGGCTGTTTGTTTGTTCTCATTTTATAACTAATTTTGCGTATCTCACTTTTCAAATTGTCAAAGACCCCAGACAGAAGACTTTTAAGTCCTCCGCATGGGGTCTTTGTACCTAAAATTTGAAAAGTGAGACGTTTAAATTTTGCGGAGGGCGTTTTAAAGCCCTCCTGAGAATCTGGTGCAATATCCATTTAGCTTTTACCTGGAGAAAGGACAAAAAAAACACCTGGCCGTATTACCAAGTGTTCACATCAAATTAAATATAGCATCAAACTTAAAGTAAGCCAGAAGATTTTTCTTCACGAATCTTTTTTTTAAAATGCTTCAAAAAACGATTGGTAGCTTTCTCAGCTTCTCTACCAGCTTTTTCCATAGCAACAAAAAAATCCCATCCATATACATACTCATTAAATACGATTACCTTTCTTGTAGGTTTATATTTACTTCTGATAAGTTTTCTGATCCGTTTCTTATTACTCATTTTCTACTTTTATAAGAAGTTGAAGAACTGCCCCCGAAAATTAATGCACATCCCCATACAAAACCGACATTATACCACCCTCCATTATTACTACTTTCATAAATCGTAATATTTTCGTTAAACAAACTAATGATTAATGTAATTGGTGATATTAATCCATGCCATAATCCAAATAAAAAGCCCTTTGGCTCATTTGTTACACACTGTGATAAATTGTGATTATCTGCAGTACAGCTATTGAGTAAAAAAAGGGTGAATAAAACAATGAGAAAAAGTGATATATTTTTCATATTTTTTAGTACATCAATTTACTATCGAGTCTTTGTAAGACACATTATTTTTATACAATAATTTAGCTGAATTTGGTATAGTTCGCCCGTTTTGCATCCATTCCTTAAATTCCATATTTTCAATATAATCTTGTGGTGTAGGGATAAATTTATGTCTAAAATCTTCAAGTATATGTTGCTCACAAATATCTTTTACACTGACTAACTTTCCGGATGAATTTGTAATGACTTCACCAAAAATAGGAATCATCACTTCTTTCACCCAAAACATATTATGTGTTAAAACTCTGTGTCTATTGTCTGGAAAATATGCCTTACTACAGTCCATTTTTGCATGGATATCAATATAATCCTCCATTTTTCCGCCGTATTTTTTAGCAGAAGAAACTGCGTGAATATGAGGTGCTGCCATAATTAATCATGATCATATTCCTCTGTTCTGATATCACCCGATTTTTCTATTGTCACGGTAATATGATCTCCAAATAGAGCTTTATAGAATTCATTTGGAATTTCTGATAAGATCTCCTTAAATTCTTCTATGATATTACCTTCAGTCTCTATGTAATTCGGATTTATTGTACTTCCACCGATCCAAATTTCTTTGTTGAAGAAATCATTTTCAGGATTCATATCATCAACGCTTTCACCATTGATTATAAGCTCATCTGTATTTGCCCAGAAGGTACACTCATCACCATCATTCCAATATGGAGTGTATTGCTTCCAGCCAACACTTTGAATTTTTTCTGATTTTACAAATAATGGTTTGAAAAGTAAAGGGAAGTCTTTTTGCAATTCTTTCAAGGCTTCTTGTTTTTGTGCCTCTAATGAAGCCAACTTTTCTTTAATGTTCTCTAATACTGTCATTTTATTTACATTTTTCCAAATAAAATAAAATTCCACCATCAAACAAGTAATTCTTGTATTTTTTCTTGATCCAGGACCAGAAGCTCAAGCTGCTCAAGTTTATTATTAATTGCTGCCAACTTTCTATTATAGTCCGGAGCGGTTTCTTCAGGAAGTAAACTTTCCATTTTAGCAATGGTTTGTTTTCTCCTGCAGATAAGACCGGCAAGATTTCTTTTTTCCCGGTCAAGCTCCAGAACCGACATATTGGAGTAGTCATTTTTACTTTTAGTCGGCAGAATTCTTTTGTTTTGCAGATAATGATCCAAGACTCTTTTACATTTATCAAACTTTTCAATATACCGGAGTATTTTGGTTTGATAGCTGTAAGCTGTAGCTTCATCTTCCGGAGGAACGGCATTGAGTTTAATTTTTAGACTGCAGAGCTTTAGCCAGATCGTAAATGCATCATTATAAGTAGAATGAAGCTCTATCGGATATTGAGTAATTAGTCCTAAAAATGTAGGTTTATCAGGTTCCACCGGAACCGATACAACTTCATTATTGACAGGTTTGTCTACTTTCTGTCCATCGATGTCCAAACTTTGTCCAGGAATATTCTCTCTTTTTTCATTCATCTGAGAAAGCAAGTAGCTTATTTTTGCTCTGTTTTCTAAAGTTGCATTTTTATAATTGGCTGCAAGATTCGGATCTCCTCCGGAACTGATAAATAATTCTATATTTAGTTGATGCTTTTCCATATCCAAAAAAGCCCCCATCGCTGGAGGCTTCTAACATTAAAATATAAATAAAAAATTGGTCTATTCTGTTTTTTTTGTTTTTCCAAAATTTTTAATAGAACTTTCTAAAAGTTGAATTTCAGCTCTGTAATTTAGATTTTTTCTTAACTGCAGAACTTTCTCCATTCGTTCTTTAGAAAAATCCTTTAACAGGTCTAATCCTTCTTTACGTAGGCAGAGGGTTAAAGTTCCCTCCTCCCATAGTTCTAATGCATTTTTGGGAACATCAGTTAAAGTTTGTTTCTGTCCGTTTGGTCTATTTACAACTGATCCAGGTTTTACCAACAATGCAAAATACTTTTCCATATTAAGCAGTTTTAGGTTGTTGCAGGAGCATCTGCCAATACCACTACTTCACCAAGGTAAGTATAGAGTTTTGTGTTTGCTGAAACTGTTACACCTACTCCAGAATTGTCTTCATACTTCTTCCCGGTTGTACCGTCACCTTTGTCAAAGATGGCCGGTGCATCAGGATTTCCAATAATCCACTTTCTTCCAGTACTGTCTGGAATACACCAAACCATAGGCGTGTTCATGTGAGCATCGATGAACCCAATATTTCTTGGAAGGAAATTCGGAATGTAAGCATCAAATTCAACCTTTGGCTTTTTGTTTCCTTTATTCCCTACTAGAGTATTTTTTAACTCACTTTCATCAACCAACATTGTGATCTTTTTCCAACCCTTACTTGCTTTTAAAGTGATGCTGTTTGCAGCAATTGTAATCCTTGCCTCATATCCAGTTGTAGCTGTTATAGCAGGTTTTTCGAACTTTTCGAAATGTGCAGCTGGGGCATAGTAAAAATCAATCGCTACACCTCCGACCATATCTTTATTAGGACAATAGTTAAGATTCTCTGTCTTAACATTGTCAAATGAGCAGTCTTCTATTTCTGGCATTGTATTAAATTTTAATGATTAAACCACTATTTCCACCGATCAACTGAAGAGCTAATTCTTCATTATCCGAAATCTCTTTCTGAGTATATCCCTTACCATTGATGGATATTAATTTTGGAGCAGAATCCGGGAACTTCACTTTAGAGCCTTCAAATTCAAACTCTAGTCCCGGTTCAGGCTTAGATTGTTTGGGGTCAGCCGATTTCTTAGCCAGATCCTTTTCCTTTTTTTCAAGCTCTTTACTTTTTTTATTAAGCTCGATTTCCTTTTCCAATAGCGTCTCTTCTTTCTCTTTCAAAGAGAGAGCCTTATCCTGTAGCTCTAATGCTACTTTTTCAAGTTCCTCTGCAGATAATTCTGCATAAGAAACTTTATTTTCTTCTTTTGCCATAAACTATTTATGAAGCGATTAAACCTTTTTCTGATGGATAATACAGGTCATTAAGCACCTTATTATTAAGACCTCTGTTTTTGGTAGCATCCGGAGTGTGCATGTAAGTAAGCTCATTGATGGCATAATCGTAACCTAACGTAAATTCTCCTAATACGTTAAGAATTCTCTTATCTACCTGAACATCTGTAATCGTAGCAGGATTATCAATAAGATCTACCATCTTTACAAAACCATTTTCCACAGTTGCCACGATAGTTCCTCTTTCGAGTCCAGGAACACCAATAATTTCTCTTTTACCTAATTCGGTGAGATAATTTTGGTTTGCAGAATAAGAAGGAGCTAGCTTATTAGCTTCTTTATAAGCGATTGCATAATCATCAGCATCAGAAACTGATGTGAAAATTTTCTTGATCTTATTTTTTTGAAATTCTGGGAGGCCACGTTCAAACCTTGTAAATTCAGCCAGAATGTTATTCTGTGTAACAGCATCACCAGGAATTGAGAATACAGGGTTTTCAGTGTTTAATCTCAATCTTCTGTTGATTTCGTTTAGTCCATCCATTGAAAAACCAAATTCCGGATTATCTAATCCAACCTTAGCAGCATCATATTTACCATCAACAGAAAGGATTTGAACATCATCAATAATTTTTGCTAAAAGCTGCTGAATAGCTTCTTTTGAAATAGTTTTGTCCTTGATTCCCTTTCCTTCGTCATATTTAGATTCTAATACGGTTCCAAGGATCTCAGCTGGATCTAAAGTAAAATCAACTTTCTGATGGAAGTTTCGCATAAACTTTTTTCTAAATTGGATCTCACCGTACGGTGTCCATTTTTTAGAATTAAAGCCTTGCACTACATGACCTAAAAGAGAATGAATAGTTGGAAACTCACCTCTGACTTTTGTAATTGTCCTTGAATATTTATTCAAAACAATTTCTTTAGATAATACCGCTGCCTGAAGAACATCAGGGCTATTCGCAATATATCCTAAAACTTCTTTTTGGATTTCTTGAATCTTCATATCTCCTATCTGTTAAAAACTTTTGCAATTATTTTGTTGTGTTCCGCATTTGGATCAATATATCCATCAACCATTCCTGAAGGGTTATCTTTTCCATCAGTTTTTGTAAATGAATGTGTATTTGTACTTTCACCGTACTCCTTACATTTTGTGGAGAGATGAGCAATAGCCTCGGCAGCACTCATAGTACCCATATCAAGTTTATTCACCGAAAAGGCAGCTGTAAGAGCTTCTTTCATTTCCCCATCTAACTTTTCATGATTAGAAATTTTTTCTTTCTGATCTGCAATGGTTTTATTGAGATCAGATACATCATTCGCCTTCAGAGCTATCTCAACTTTGTCGAGTTCTTCTTCTGTAAGCCTTACGTGTGCGTTAGAACCGACAATATTCGAATGTGTTTCTAAAACACTCTTTCCTAAAAGGCCTAATAAAAGGGTATGTTTATTCATAAATTAAAATTTTGCTAATGCTTGTTCTTTTGTCATTATTTCGTCCACCAAGCCAATTTTTAAAGCCTCCTGTGCGTTGTATGTTCTTCCTTTGAAGACATGACCGTCATCAGTTATTTTTTCGCCGTAATTGGCTTTGATGGTCGAAATGAATTCTTCTGTTATTGTGGCAAGGCGTTGCTGATAAGGCTTTTCGTTACCCTTGATTAATTCTTTGAAATCAGTATTCTTTTCTGTAGACTGAGGAGCATAGATTTCATAGATCTTTGCCCCCCATTTTTCAAACATTGCAGAAAAGTCCTGGAAAGTCATGAATGTCCCAATACTACCTATATGACTGGCAAAGGGACTTGCAACTCGTACATCACAAGCCGAACCGATCCACTCAGCTGCACTACATTGCATTTCTGAAGTGAATGACATTGTCGGTTTATTCATGTTTTTGATAAAATCTGCGAACTCAGCTGTACCGGAAACCTGACCGCCTCCGGAGTCTATATTGAAAAGTACTCCAGACACATTAGGATTACGATCAATCGAACGAAGGATCTCTATCATTGTCTGAGTGCCTAAAATGCTATAAGTGGAATATTTTACGATTGGTCCGATAATATCAAATACAACCGGATATTTGTTTGCTCCGGAACTGGAGCTAATACTCATCTGAGTGTCCAGGGACTTAATAAAATTGGTTTCAACCTGCGTAGCAGATAGCAGAGTATTTGTTTTGATTCCTAAAACAAATTCGGTAAGAAATGACAATAGATAAGATTGATCTATTGCAAGTGGTGTATTAAAAAAATTAAGTCCGTGCATCGTATTGATTTCACGGACAAAAGTGTATTTACATTAGAATGTGGGAAAGGACATTATTTTTTTCTAAATGGAAAATATTTCCTTCTTAAAGTATTGTTCCTTCTTTTTACTAGTTTATCATTATACCACAAACTATATTTAAAAAATGGCGTATCCAGACAATAGCAAATATGCCTAAGTAAATGTTCTACTTTATTTCCAAAAATTGTATTTTCTTGAGCAGTTATGTCATCGAAAATAATATGTTTATATATCAAATCCGGTTCTAATTCATAACCTTCAGGAACAATACTAAATCTTTTCCTTATCCTTTTAAGTAGCTTTACTTTCATAATAATTGAATTTGTGGTTTTATGATTGTATCTCCAGAAATAGCAAGAGTAAATTCATCATTCCCAGAATTATCATCCTTTTTATTATCAATGAATTCCACTTTGATCTTTTCTCTTTCATTTCCTAACAACATCTTTTCAGTGTTTGATTTCAAAACAATAGCAAATTTCTTCTTATTGAAATATTTACTACATTTATCATAAGTGGCTTTCGACATATCCAATATAGGGAAGCTTGTATCAATATCAGTAAAATAGTTACCAGTTTGTGTTTTAGTAGAAATCCCCCGGGAATAGCTTTCCGGAACAATGTTAAATTTATATAGTGCTGTTTCAGGAGCTGGAAAAACCCCATTAAAAGCATCAACATATTTAATGTTAGAAGCATCGTAAATTTCGATACTTCTAACCTCCCGGTAAAAGGACTCTGATTCGTTTTTAAAGTGTTCCATTTTTTTGACCCTTTTTTGTGTAATCAATTTTAAGTTTTTGCATCAATTTTATTTTTTGGCGATTAAAATCCTTTCGGAGAGTTTCGTATGTAAGCTCTTCATCCGGAATATCATAAAAATCCAAAAAATCTAGAAGAGTTACTTGGTAATCGATACCGTAATTCTCTTTATTATGAATTGCGTTTATAAAGAGTTCTTCTTTTGTTTGTCGCTCTAAAGTTTTTGCCAGTTGATAGCTTCTCTTTTGGTTAAAAATAAATCCTTTTATTCCTGCTTTACGAACTCCAATATAAACTTTAAAGTAATCAATAGGACTTTGCTTTTTTTGGTAATCATATTTGATCTCAGATTTTCTTTTGAGAATCTGCAGAACTACAAACCCCAACAAGGTGGTCTCTGTAGCTTGAAAATCCTCACCGTACTTTTTTTCTAATACTCGCTTCAAATATTTAGGCACCGGAAGCATAAGGAGAACTCTTTCCATTTAATACTGTTTTGGGCAAATAAAGAATAAAATAACCATTAAAAAAAGTAGAAAATCCTTGAATTATAGGATTCAAGGATTATTTATGTAAAAAATACGCAATATATAAATTTAGACCTCTGAAATTACCCGATCATATATCCAGGCATATTGCGATTGAGGAAATAAAAAATAGCTTACTTTATCACAAAAATTGATAACACATTCCTTTAGCTCTTGTATATCTTTCGGCATAAAAGCTTGGCAAATTTCTGCAGCTTCTATTTGTGAAAATTGCTCTCCGCAATAAATGTGGCCACAATATTTTCCGTTAAAATAATTTCCGAAAAAATACTCTTTGCTTTCTTCTCCTCTCATTTGTAAAACTGTAAAGCCTTTATAAAAGGAACAGAGAGTGTAAGGAGTAAATTCTAATAATTTTTGATCAATGGCTTTACCAAGCCAGGAGCATTCTCCTGCAGGTAATATATTATGTTCAGGATATTCCATGATATTTTTTTGTTTTTATAAAAAATTAGGGCAAAACACAAATTCAACGTTCAACAGTTCAACATTTTTGATTATCAAACACTTATGTTTTCACTTCGTTGAATTAGGTTGAAAATAAAAAACCTATTTTCAACATATTTCAACTAAATTCAACACTATTTTCAACATAATTCAACAATTTATTTTATCTAACTATTTGATTTATATATTTTTAAAAAATGTTGAATTTGTTGAAATTGAATTATGCCTTTTCTCTATTTTCAACATTTTTTTAAAAAAAATTAAAGCCGTTTTATAGCATTTTCGGCAATACTTGCGCTTACCCCATTATTTTGGGAAGGGGTTGCAGGGGAATCGAATAACGTCCCGTTAGGGTTACGTCCTTGTCTTTGCCAATAGATTGCGTTTTCGATGTCCTCTTTAGTATCGACAGGCATTTTAGTTAGATCAAGAGCGTATACAGATACTGCATTGCTCTTCTCTTTCTTTTTTGTAGTAGGATCATAGGGAGTTCTCGGTTCTTCTTTTTCTTCAACTTCCATTCTTTTCTTAGTTGCCTCCATAAAATAGCTTTCGTTCTTTATTTCATCCTGGAATGACCTGATGCCAGGACAACCTTCATTAAATCTCGGAAACCATTCAGTTTGAATTCTTGAATACACTGATGTAAATTGGATATACAAAATATCTCCATCTATTTTATAGTCTCGCCCTTCCTTCAGCTGCGTTACAGAATTGCCACGAAGCGCCACAAGGAATAGCTGCCAGAATTTGATAAATATTGATGCTGACGATATCTTGCTGCGTAAATTCGCTGCGAAATCGTCAAAAGCAGTCAACATATCGTCCAAAGAGAATGGAAATAAAAATACATTGGCATCTCTCAAAATTTCATATGTTGCACCCAATACTGAAAAATTAGTGATGATACGGTCAATAGCTCCGGTAAATGCAGGACGTTTAGACAATGTTTTTTTATATAGATTAAATTTTTCAGAGAAATTATCAACGAACGCACTACGTAACCAGATCACTTTATCCATGAAGCTCGTAACAGTTTCTGTCAGCATTTTAGCAAGTTTTTTATATTCCTCTACCTCTTGATCGTTGAATATATTCTTTTTCATCTCTCCAAAAACCAATCGACTCATTAATGCTACATCCATCGGATATTGATTCCCGGTGATCATGGCCGAACAAAGAATTGGGATTACATCCGTCGATACTTTTGAGTCCATTGTTCCGATCTTATAACCGTTTTTCCCCCAAAGCTCCTTGAGCATTCCGACATTGTCCCGGTTATCATTTGTGTATTCTGATAAATGCACAACCATGTTAGAAAACTCTGCGAATGATCTTAGTTTGGCTTTGCCGGTTGATTGCCCGTTTTCCAGCGAAATTAGATCGGTTTCGGTAAAACCAAACATTCTCTTTATGCAGCTGAACAATTGGTCTTTTCCGGTAGATGCCGGACCATATAAGAAAAACTCCGGGAAGCCTTTTGCAACGTCAAAAATAATGTCCTGATGCGCCGTGGCGAATGCAAATAAAATCCCTGGTATCGCAAATTCTCTGTGAACCTTATACATTTGAGATAAGTAATCTTCAATACTGAAGCTCGCAGTCTTAAGTACTAATTTTTTCTGTTGTTGAAAGCGGTACGGGTTTGTTTTATAGATTTCATTGGCAGACGGCACATAATACGTATGACCGTCGAAATGGAAGATCCCATCCTTGTTAATTGGTATACTGGGCTTTCCTGGAATTGTCACAGAATTATTCCAACAAAAGAAACCCTCCGGGTTCCACCCCAAAATATCAACCTTCCGGCCAACTCCCATTTTATCAAATAAATAAGTCTTTAGCTTTTTTAAATGTTTTGTGTCTCCGGAGAAAACATAATTCCCTTGATCAGACAACGCATCCTCAAATCTCTGGAGAGAGTTTAGTGTATTTGCCGGCACATCAAAAATTCTCTCTTCATTATCAGTATTACATACACGAAGTAGTTTTTTAGGAAATTTGTCATCATTCATGTGCTGCAGGATCTCAATGCTGAAGTTTGAAACGCTCTCAAATGTGATTGGCCAGGAATAAGAATCCTGCATATAGATCTGATTATTGTCAATGAACAATTCGTATTTGTCGACAAGAGGTTCAATGTCTTCGAAAGACATCGTCACACCATAAGGCCTTACAAATTTCTCTGATGCTGCATTTACTGCTTTTATTTGCTCAGCTTCCTGCTCCCGGAGAAGCTCTTTTATAAGAGCCGGCTTTACCTTAGCCTCTTTCTGAAGACGTTCAGAATACAAGTTGCGAAGAGCAATGTCAGGAATCCTGGAGATTGTTTTTATAATCTCCCGGATACCATTTGTACGGTCTAGCTCATCTCCTTTATTCTTTTCCTTCAGGAAAACTTCAAACCCATTTGTAATGTAGGGTTGCAGGGACTTCGAAAGATTCAAATCATCAGATATGAGTCTCCTACAAACATCTTCCGGAGGAACAATTCTACTATAATCATCCGGATCCAGATCATTAGGTAAAAAACAAACTTCAACTGCAAAACCAAGCTCTAAAAGTTGAGCTACATACTTTGATACTTGCTTCTGGCCGGCAGCATCACCATCCAAACACAAAGTCACTTTTGAAGTTAGTTTCTTCAGCTTTTTCATTTGCTCAATCGTAAAAGCTGTACCGCTTACTCCCACTGTATTTTCCAAGCCGCATAGATGCCATGCTATGACATCATTATACCCTTCAACAATCCAAACTCTATTTTGTTTTACTATTGCATTTTTAGCGATATTAAGGCCATAAAGTGTTTGTTTTTTGTCGTAAAGCTCATTATCCGATGGATTCATCCATTTGGCATAATCATCGTTATTATCGAGCCTTCTGGAAGCAAAACCAGTAAGCTGGCCACGTTCGTCACGAATGGGATAAACAAGCTTATTAAAAAGCTTATCTGCGTCCGCATCATTGATCAGTCCTAATTTTTTTCCAGCTTCAACATTCCCGGCTTCCGAAAATAGATCGTACATGAAGTAATTTCCAGGAGCATATCCGAGCCCCCAGTCTTTCACATCTTCATCAGAATAACCACGTTTTTTAATTTCCAACCACGCAGGGTGCGATCTTTCTAACTTGAATAGTTTATTTTGAAATTTAAGAAGTAATGCATCTAAGTATTTACGGAGATCCTGTTCTTTTTCCTTTTTATGCTTTATTTTCAATGCAAGATCTGGATGTTCATATTCAATAGTTTTACCCTGCTTTTTGGCCAAGTCCTCAATTGCTTCTACATAAGAACAATTGTTTTTATGCATAATGTAAGTCCAAATATTTCCGGCTTTTCCGGAACTAAAATCTTTGAACAATTGTGTAGTAGGATTAACACAGCAGCTGGCTGATTTTTCATCTGTAAATGGAGATTTACAAAAATAATTAACTCCACGCCTTTTTACTGGATCTCCATAAATATTGAAAATCTCTATAATATCTGCATCCTGCAGCACTCTATCTATAAATTCTTGTTTTATATATCCCATGGTTACTTTAGACCAGTTTTAAATGTGGTTCTATAACAAATCCAAACTCTGAAAGAAGGATTTTTACTTCTGCTATACTTGTAAGATCCGTTTCCGAATCAATTCTAATTATTTTCGAATTTTTTGGAAAGGCCACCTCTCCTATTTTTTTACGAAGACGGTGGGAGGCATTATGTTTCCTCTTCAGATTCCCCTTCATTTTCATAATTAAATTTTATGAGCTTATTAATTTCTTTGATCAAACCTAAATCGATCATTCTCTTCCTGTACCAGGTTACATTTCCATTATACTCTGAAATTATATAAGAGTGGAACTCTTTTTGAGACATGAATTTTCGGTTTTTAAAAGTTTGTCTGCAGAACTTTTTATAATCATTTTTTTCATTCGATTTATCAATCTTTTTTACTTCTCTATAATTGGAACTTTTACTAAGAGACTGCTCATCGAAAAGCTTTCTCTTTTCTTCCAATGATAATTTCCCAGCTTTTAAAACCCGGGTGTATGAATTGATTTTAAAATATTCACTCATAAGAATTAATCGTCTGGTTTAAATTCATCCAATGCCAGGAAGAAAATTCCCATGGCCATTATCTCTTGATTATTATTTGAGTTTATATTAATATCTTTATTTAGTTTCTTCCATGAATCAAAAGTCGCATCCGGATGAATAGCTTTATATTTTCTATAGTTCTGCTTGTGCTTCTCAACAGCTTCATCAACTTTCATCTGCAAAAACTCACCGGAGTCTACGTTTTCATAAGCTGCTTTTACTCTAATTTTTATCTGTTCCGATGTCATCTGTTAATCTTCTATAAATTTTGATTTTTTCAAAAGCTCATCCATTTTTCTCCGAACAGCAGCCTTAGAAGTGAAATCTTTTTCTAATGTTGTCCATTCTGGAGTTTTATTATTGTAGCTTTTACATTTAATCTTAAGATTTATATTATCAGCTCTAACTATCGTAAAACCTACTTTTAATAGCTTTAAGACATCTCTTGAGTGTAGTGGCATATATTTTATTTTTTAATTAGTTAGAACCATCCTACTACCCATAGTTTCTCATTTTTATGATATGGGCCATTTAAATGTGTATTTGATCTAATTCCTTTTAGAAGTTCTTCAAATCGATCTACCAGTTCTTTGCTCGGTTTTTCCATAAAAAAAGCGATGCTTTCCCAACCGTCATCTGATTTTTTACCCCATCCATGAACAGCCATTAAAGGTGGATTGTTTTGATATTTCTCTGTCCATAACCCCATATCTTGTGGCCAGGAAGAGATTTTTAAATCTGGTAACAATTCTTTTTTGATAATATCAAATATTTGATACGCTTTTTGTACTGTTGAAAATGATAGTGCCATAGTTTTAATTTTTAGTTTTTGGTTTTGTTAATGTTGAAAGATAAACTCTTGTTGTTTTTTTGCCGTTTTCATCGACAATAACGCTCAATCCATTGCAGCAAGGGGTTGCATAAGGCCAGTTTTCGAACTTTTGTCCACATTTACTGCATTCAGTAATAAGTTTTTTAGTTGTTGTATTCATAAAATTAATTTGATGTCGGTTTAAATAAAACTGCTCCACACTCAGAGCAGTTCCAGGTCTTCCGGAGATCCTCTTCATTTCCACATTCACATTTTCTCCAGACCTCATGATTGTGTTCTTTTAATAAATCCTTTAAAGAAATTCCTACTTTAAAATCTCTCATAAAATCGGCAACAGTCACTTTAGGAATATTTTTAAATTTTTTAGCTTCTACAAACTCACGAATTTTCGGATCCATTTTTAATTTTTATTATTGTGGTAGTTGATGCACAAACACTACAGAGATTATCCTTAACCCAATAGCATGGTTCTCCGGATCTTTCAATACATTGACTGCAGTCATAATCTGTACAGCCACATATAATACACGTTTGAGCTTTCATTCTCTGCTGGTAGAAATTTCCCTGAAGAAGAATACTAATCTCAGTTAATTCTAATGGTGAACAATTATTAAGAAATTGTTCTGGGGATATCTCCAGTGTAAAGTTTTTTTGAAGGACGGGCAT